CTTTACTTTGTAGAAACTTCGATTAAAATTAAAAGGATTTTTGTGGATCTAACAAAGAAACAACTTGTCGGCCTAAGAAAATCTTCCAGGGACTGGGCCTTGTCCCTGGCTGAAGAATACCCATTTACTTCGTCCGAACTTACTTCCCTTATTCATGCCGCTCACGAACTTGATCGGATCAACGAGGCCCGAAAAATAATACGGAAGGAAGGTCTGACGGTACTAGACAAGTTTGGTTGCAAGAAGCCACATCCGGCTATCCAAATTGAACATGATGCTATCTCTCAGTATGTAGTTTTGTGCAAGGCCCTCAAACTTTACACCGGGGAATCTAAGAGGGTGGTTACGGACCCGTTGGCTGTCTTTTCACAATAAGATTTTGAAAGACAACACAAATGACAAAATGTGAAGATCAGCAAAAGAATTGTGAAGAAAAGTTTGTGGCTTGGAAATGGATGGTAGGTATAGTGGGGGGGATTATTATAGTTGTTTCTGGGCTGGCTTATAGTTATGCCAGACAAGAAACCTTCCAGGACACAAAAATTTCCGGGCATGAATCCAGGATTGCAAATGTGGAACGTATCCATAACGATCTGGATACGTTAAAATTTTTACTAAGGATTTTACAAAAGTGATTTTACAGCAACTGATAGAGTACTCAAACTCCGTTATCAATGATTTGCAGCACCATTGTGCAAAGCATCGTGCTGCTTGTAAACGGTTTTTAAGTGACCTTGAAAAGTCTTCGACTGAAGATTTCCAATTTTATTTTGATGAAGCCTCCGCTGAGAAGTTTTGTTTTGAGTTTGTTCAGCTTTTTCGGCATACAAAGGGTGTACTATCGGGACAGAAAAAAGTTTTTACTCCGATCGAAAATTTTATTTTTGGAAATATTTATGGATGGAAAAATAAAAAGACTGGCCTTCGACGGTTCACGAAAATGTATTGGCAGGTTGCCAGGAAAAATTCAAAATCGATGGATATGGCATTGATGGCCTTGTATGAGCTTTTCTTTTTTTTAAAGCCTTACGAAATCTCGGAAGTTTATTGTGCTGCGACAAAGACTGAGCAATCAAAATTGATTTATCAGGAAGCAATTGCTTTGTTAAGGACTTGTCCGGCCTTTGCAAAAAAATATAAAGTGGCGTATGGGCGCATAACGCGAACGGATAATAGCTCGTGGATGCGTGCTCTATCAAAAGATGATGGTAGGAGCGGGGACGGTTTAAATGCCCAGGCCGTGTGTTTAGATGAATATCACGCGCACAAAACCACTGAGCTATATGATGTACTGTGTAACTCTCAGGGCTCACGTTCACAGCCCATTTTTGCTGTTATTACAACGGCGGGGCATGACCTTAATGCTCCGGCATTTCGCGTCGAGTATGATATATGTAGTAAGATACTTGCTGGTACTGCCACGCTCGATCATTATTTTGTTATGATAAATGAGCTGGACAAGAATCAGGAAGGAATTTTAATTGATGATGTAAAAAATAAGGACATATGGGTAAAGGCCAATCCCATCGTATGTTCTTATACAAACGGGGTTGCACAATTAACAAATGCATATAAAGAGGCTGTTGAACAGCCGGAGAAGATGGTTGAGTTCTTGACAAAGAGAATGAACGTGTGGGTGCATCAGCCGCAAAGCTCATATTTGAACATGGACAAGTGGGCATTGTGTAAAGGGGAATTACCGCACAATATCCATGAATTGCCGTGTTATTGCGGGATAGACTTGTCGGCAAAGATTGACTTGACCTCGGTAGCCTTTGAATTTGTAAACGCGGAAAAGTTTTATGTTCTTTCCCACTCGTTCATGCCGGAGGAAACTTTAGTGCTCAGGCGGCAGAGGGACAAGGCCCCGTACGATGCATGGGTCAGCGATGGATACATAACGTTGTGCAAGGGCTCGGCCATAGATTACTTGACAATTTGGGAATGGATTGAGAATGCAATCACGATCAACGGATATAATGTTAAAAAATTTTGCATTGATCCGTGGGGTTCACAACTTATTAAGAACCGTATAGCTACTGCCGGGTTTGATTTTGAGGATGTGGTGCAGGGGATAAAAACTTTGTCAGAGCCGACGAAGCATTTCCGGGAGATGGTTTATCAGAAGCGAATTTTGCATGATGGTAACCCTGTCTTGACCTGGGCCTTATCAAATGCCGTGGCCGATTCAGTGGATCGGAATGAGAATATTTTGTTGTCAAAAAAGAAATCGACAGGACGTATAGATCCTATTGCCGCATTAATCAATGCGCATGTACATGCTCAGAAGGAACTGTATATCACTCAGGAATCATCAAAGGTTTTTTTCTTATGAAAAAATTTATTCTTTTCATTATAAGTAATATTCCGGAAATAATAATTGTTTCCGGATTTGGGTGTGCAATTTATGGGACATGGGAAATTTATCAGCCCGCAGCTTTCATACTTGCGGGGGCGTTATTGATGCTCGGTGGGTCTCACTTAGCAAGGAAATAAAATGGGACTTATAAATTGGATAAAAAGATCCAACGATAGTGATCTGTGGAGACAGGCCTTGTCTGATTTTATCACTGGAAAAGATTTGGAAGTTCCGAAGTATTACGCGGAAATTTCCGAATCAACGGCCATGAGCATTACGGCAGTTTGGTCAAGCATACGGCTGATTGCATGGACGATTGCGTCGCTTCCTCTTTTTTATTTTGAGCGCATGATTCCCCGCGGTAAGAGGAGGATTTATGACTCGTTTTATCGCATGATGCATGACTCGCCAAATTCAGAGATGACAAGTTTTCGTTGGCGGGAGCTTATGGCAATTCATCAAAATTTGTGGGGTGTGGGTATAAGTGAAATAAAATTTGTCAATGGAGAACCAAAAGAGTTGTGGCCCTTGCCGCCGTGGAGAATGCGTGTACTGAGGGACACGGCAAACAGTACTACTATATATCAATTGCAACTTGACAGTGGTGTTCGCAATTACATGCCATATGAGTTGCTGATTTTTCCCTCGCTGTCGGCAAACATGTACACATGGCAGTCTCCCATTTCGACGCACAGGATGACCCTGTCGGCGGCAGCTGCCGTGAAAGACTTTGGTTATAAGACTTTTTCCCAGGGTACTAACCCGGCGGGGATTTTATCAGGATATAAAGTTGGAAAAAATGATACTGATGAATCTTTATCAAGAAAATTTAAATTGCAGTATGAGGGCTTGTCAAACAGCCATAAGTTAATGCTTCTAGAGGAGGGTCTAAAATTTGAGAGAGTTGGACTACCCCCCGAGGACGCCCAATACCTGGAAACGCGACAGTTCGATATAAGTGAGATCGCCAGGATTTATAACGTGCCTTTACATTTGTTACAGAGCCACGAAAAGGCCACTACCTGGGGATCGGGGCTAGAAGAGCTCAATGCCAGCTTCTTGACTTACACAATACGTCCATACTTAGTGCAATGGGAACAGGAGATTAACAAGAAGCTAGTCTATGATAAGGATTGTTTTGTGGAGTTTAATTTTGATGGCCTACTCAGGGGGCGCATGCTTGACAGATATCAGGCTTATGACATAGGCAGGAGGGGTGGCTGGCTTTCGGCAAATGACATACGGGAAAAAGAGAATGATAATCCAATACCAAATGGGGATAGTTATTTGATCCCGTCCAATATGCAGGTTGTGGGAGAACAAACAGGAAAGTCTGGGGTAATAGACAGTAAAGAATTCATTGACGAATTAAAATCAATATTATCTCCAATCGAGAAGGAAAAATAAATGCCATACCCTAATGTACATTCAGCACGGGTTAGGAATCCCGAGGATTTTATTCCGGAATCTTTCCGGAATAAAAAAATTGCGGAGGGGCTGTCCGTAATTGTGGGGAAGTTAAAAGGGGGGGACGGGGCCATGGTTGCTCAGTCCTACCGTTTTGATAAAAATGTATTTACTACTGAGCAGGCGAAGAAATGGCTTGATGAGCATGATATAAAGGTCATCTCCTTCGAGGAGGCAACAGAGAGAAATGATTTTGTCAGAGCAATTTTTGCCACTGACAGCATAGTTACAAGGGAGGAGGGAACAAACAGATCAATTGGAGGATATGCGGCCCGTTTTAATTCTCGTTCTGTCAAGTTTGGGGACTTCTTTGAGATGGTTTCCCCGGGGGCCTTTTCGAAATCCATTTCTGAAGGAAATGTAGTCGCAATATGGAATCACAATCCAGACATTGTTCTTGGTAGGCAGCGCAGTGGGACACTGCAATTAGTGGAGGATGGTAAGGGTCTTATGTTTGACTTGTCCCTGCCTGATACGCAATGGGGTAGGGATGCGTACACATCTATACAGCGGAGAGACGTGGATGGAATGAGTTTTGGTTTTCGCATACGTAAATCGAGTTGGTCGAATGAGAACGGTGCCAAAGTACGGTCCCTGGTTGATGTAGATTTGAAAGAGATATCTCCAACGGCTTTCCCGGCATACCAGGCCACATCGGTAGACGTGAGGTCGATGGTGGATGATTATTATGGGGATGTTTTCTCAAAACTGCAAGAAGAAAGAGATGATGAGACGGATGATATGTGTTATTACCGTCTATATGCATACAGACAAAAATTAACCTTAACGTAAGGAGTGGTTATGCCAGATATGATCAAGTTGAAAAGGGAAAAAGCCGAAGAGGTCAAGAAGATTGTTACCTTGACTGAGGCTGTTGACAAGCGGAGCGATCACCGTATGACCGCAGACGAGAAGACCGAGTTCGATACGATCCAGAAAAGGATCGCGGACATCGATGAAGATATCCGCAGGACCGAGCTGGTTGATAAGATCCGTTCTGGGGAAGCCGTTGAGAAGCCGGTCGATAATACTCCCGAAAAGCGCACATGGGAAAATACTGGAGAATGGCTCTTAGCCCTGCGTGCAGCCGAACGGACCGGGCGTGTCGACCCTCGTCTAGTATTGGGAGATGAGAACAGAACTGCTACCGGACAGTCGATTGGTATTCCAGCCGATGGTGGTTTCTTGGTCGATACTGATACTGCAACCAGCATTTTTTCCAAGATGCACGAGGCGTCGGTTGTGTCGTCAAAGTGTAAGCACATCACGATTGGACCAAACTCCAATGGTGTAAAGATGCCGTATATCGACGAATCTTCCCGCACTGATGGATGTCGCTGGGGCAACGCCCTTGGATACTGGCGCTCCGAGGCCACCGCTATTACCAGCAGCAAAATTAAATTTGGCCGCTGGCAGTGCGATTTAGAAACTGTCGGGGCACTGATGTACTCAACAGAAGAGATGCTGCAAGACAGTCAGCAACTTGGTTCTATTTTCACCCAATGCACCTCTGAGGAGCTCGCATTTAAGGTTGATGATGCGATCATTCGCGGCGATGGAATTGGGAAACCGCTGGGAATACTTAATTCTCCGGCACTGGTAACCGTGGCTAAGGAGTCTGGACAGGCAGCCGATACGATCGTCGGTAAGAACATCGTTAAGATGTATAGTCGTTTGTATGGCCCCTCTCGCTCAAATGCTGTCTGGCTTGTCAACCAGGACGTTGAGCCGCAATTGATGCAAATGGCATTCGGTGATAGTACCAGTGTTGTAGTGCCGATATATCTCCCGGCGAACGGAATTTCTGGGCAACCCTATTCGACGTTGATGGGACGCCCCGTTATTCCTTGCGAGCATTGCAGTACGCTCGGTGATGTCGGTGATATTCTTTTCGTCGATCTTAGCCAGTACTGCGTGATCGAGAAAGGAGGAGTACAGTCGGCACAGTCCATCCATGTTAAATTCGTGGAGATGGAAACAGCTTTCCGGACTACCTATAGGTGTAACGGACAACCGTTATGGAATTCGGCTTTGACTCCGGCCCATGGAAGCACTACGCTTTCGCCTTTCGTGGCCTTGGCAGCAAGATAACTAACCAATAACCGAGGTGGGAGGTTAATACTCCCACCTTATAAAGGAGATTACTATGAGTAACAATTTGAGACCAGTCCAGGGAGAGAAAGTGATTGTTGCTTTCGCTCCGGAGACAGCGGCCACCACCCACACTGGACAATGGATTGACATGGGAAAATGTGAGCATTGCTCTGTTGTTTGCATTACCAGCCAGGCCCATGCAACGCCACCTGTTTTTAACCTGAACCAGTCAACCATCGATGGAACATCGGCAACAAGGCTGACGACGTCGGTTAACATCTGGTATAGTGCGGATTCCTCAAACAATGACGCGTACAGTCTTACCACTGGCACTGACTTTACGTGCAGTACTACTACTGATAAAGACAAGGTTGTCATTTTTGACGTGCCAAGTTCGGCGTTATCATCCGGGTACCGTTATCTTTCGGTAACGGCAACGGACAGTACTGACAATGTCACGGCCGCCCTGTATTTGCAGAGTGGTCTGCGGTACAGCCAAGAGTCGCCCCCGACAGCTCTGGCGGCGATGATGTAAATTGTCAATTCCTCATGCATGACAGCCATGTAAAAATGGCTGTCATGAGAGGTAAAAGGAAAGGGGACCGTGATGCTGAGGGTGATTGATGAGACAACGGATCTTCCAGTATCGGTTAGTGAGGCAAAGTTGTATGCTCGTATACCATATGATATAGAAGATTCGCTAGTTTCTTCATGGATAAAGGCTGGTACGGAACTAGCTGAGGGATACCAAAGGAGGACATACATCAGAAAAACTTTGGAGTACTCTTGCGATGGATACCCATCCATGCCACTGTATCTCCCATCCGCGGATAAGTGTCGATTAATTGATTATGTGAGTATATATGATACTGACTCTTCGGCCATAGTACTCTATGATTCCCGAGTAGATCCAATTTATGATCCGGGTTATTTGGATATAAATCTATCCGCAAAACCGACGGCGGCAATAGATATAAAATATGGGACAAGATTGCCAACTGTTAAATTGCGGGGTATAAGATCTTTTGTTTGTCAATTTTTTAGTGGGGCTGATAGTTCGTCCGAAGTAAGCCCGATTGTGCGTGATGCAATTTTTTTATATTGTGCATATCGTAATGATAACCGTACGGGGGAGCACCCCATACCGGAGGCTTTTTGGGACCTGCTCGCGAAAGAAAGACTATATGAATGATCGAGAAAGAAATTGGGGCAGGTCAAGTTCTTTGGCAACTAGAGCACGGCATTATGTAAGTGTGCAGTCAAGACAAAATAGAGATGATGGGCAGGGAGGTTTTATTTCGGAGTGGTCCGCGGGGACGCGTTATCCAATGGAAATTGTTCCCATTAAGGCCTCCCAGCAATTTCAGTTCCGATCCGTAAACGTTGATGCAACACACAGGTTGTACTGCAGGGGAAACATTACAATAAACGAGAAGACAGACAGGATACTATTTGGGTCAAGAGTTTTTGAAATACTAACGGTGGAAAATCTGGATGAGCGTGGAATTGAGCAAGTGCTTACTTGCAAGGAGGCAAGGTGAAAATTGTGAATAAAATTCCAGAAATTATAAAGGAGATGAGCATATCAGAGCGAAGGTCATTAATTGCTGCCGGGTCTTATTTGAAAAAAAAGTTAAAAGAAAAGGTATCAAGCAAAGGTATTTCTTTGCCTGGCAATCCCCCCGGTCGAGATAAGGGAGATTTAATAAAAGGGATAGATTATCAACCCATCGAGCATGCGGTACTAGTCGGAGTAGGACCGCCAGCATATCACGCGCATTTATTGGAGTTTGGCACACAGCTGCGTACAGTAAAAAATTATCGTGGGCACGAAGGAGTTGAAGTATCAAGTGGAAAAATTGAGCCTCGGCCTTTTTTGGTTCCGACGTTTGATGAAGAGGTTGAAGAGGTAGAAAAAATTTTATCGGAGAATTGGTAATGGCTGACAAGTTTTTTAATCTCTCTTTGACGGGGACTGGCGGGGAAGGGTCAATGGAAGACCCTTGGCATGCCGATGACTTTTTCAGCATCTTGCACGCGGCCACGGATGACGATTGGTACGTACGTGGATCAGCAAATGTCAGTACTGGTTATCATATAGTAACCGGGAATAAAATATTTCCGTGGGGGGAACCATACCGGATACACACCACTAGCTGGTTTCACTTTGGTGGTGAGTCTGAAATTACAGGGATGATTTTAGAGGCGTCCGCCGACAATATAAGCATCGGCTATAGCAATTTAAATTCTTGCTTTCTCCATGTAGTTTCCGGCGGTAAGCGATTACTTGTCAATGAAGGATCTCCTCGTTTATCGGGATGTACAATAGTTGGAAACTTCGATTTTTCATATAGCGCTTTTGGGGATACGACGGTAATGGATTCAATTTTAGATGGGACTTTTGTAACATCTGTTAACCCTGTTCAGTATTTAACCATTATCAATTCTTGTCTGTCAACAGTATCATTACCATCATTCCACGCGGGCACGGAACAAAAAAATTATCAATTGGGATGGACTCCTCCGGCCTGGCCAGCATGGGACGACTCTCAATCCGCTTTCTGTAATTCAATATTATCAGTGGGGATTGATACCCCTCCTCAACCCGGAAATCCCCCGTATACGGGCTATGTTACGGGACTGTGGGACAGTTCACGAGTTGGTATCGGGGCGATGTATTTCGATACTACGACTCCAGATCCTACTACTACGACTCCAGCTCCTACTACAACAATTGAAGCTTCGATAATAAATTACTTGCGCAGTGATAGTATCCTAGGTGGGTATATTAGCTCATACTGCGGATCCTCGGCCGTGTTTTCTGAGGAGGCTCCGGAAGACGCTACAACGCCATTCGTTGTTGTGCGTATAACGCGGAGCTCAACGGAGGCAATACCTGTGCAAGATTATAACTTCTATATAGATTATTATGATTATAATGTTTCCCGGTCAGATTCCAGAGCAGCCATAGAGAGAATTGAGATGCTTCTTGACAGACATACATTTAAAGACAACTCACATTACAACACCATTCGTTGTAATTATTTCTCTGGATCTCCGGTTGAGGATATGGATCCTAGAAACATACACTATAACCTGCAGTTTTATGCGCGTGCTGGAAGAAAAAATTTTGTTGATAGATCATAAACCTTAACTTAAAGGAGCTATATTATGCGTTATCATGGAGTGGATGCACAAACCCTCAACCATCTTATTATAGATGCTGGGGAAGTAAGATTGAATTGGTCTCCGACCTCGGATGGGACTACGCTCGGAGCGACCAGGGGAGGAAATGTTTTTACCGTCGAGCAAGAGATAAAAGACATGGAATTTGATGGGGCAAAGGGTCCTGTCAAGGGCGGAAGACGGGTCACAAAATCCACCGCAAAGCTGACGCTCAATATGATCGAATGGGACACAGCTATACTTGGCATGTCCCTGCCCGGTTCGGCGCTCGATTCAACGACCCATACAAACTACAGCGAGCTATACCGCAGGCTACAACTATCGTCTACGGATTACAAAGACTCAGTCACGCTTCTTGGAGAAGTCTCGGGGAGCAATTACCCAGTGGCGGTTACAATCGATAATGCTTTGCACACTGGAAATTTTGAACTCACCCTGTCAGATAACGAAGAGGCGGTGGACAAGCTTGAGCTTACCGCGCACTATGACCCGGCGGATCTTGACAAGGAACCGTGGCATATCTACTTTCCAAAGGATACAACTTCAGGAGCTTGAATCAAGGAGGGGATAGCCCCTCCTTTCCTACAGGTTTTTTAACAAAGGAGAAGATATGGCAGATATACAGATAAGACAGTTAAAAATTAAAGACAGAAAAACAGTATCGGAAATGATAAAAAAACTTTCCGACAAACTTGGTGATTCATCCATTTTAAATTGCATTGTGCCACCCGAAGCTGTAGCTAAAGAGAATACTTTGGAAAAGTCCAATTTCTTCTCGTCCGCGGGTGTAAAACTCCTTCGATTGATGTTTGACACAATTGAACAGGATATTGTTGCATGGTTTGCATCGCTTATAAACAAAACGGAAAAGGAATATTGGGAAATGCCTCTGGATACAGAAGCGCGTATCATAGAGCAATTGACAAATTCTAAAGAGGTAAATGATTTTTTTACGCATGCCTCGCAGGGGTTCAGGCGGATGCGAGGCTTTGTAAAAAAATAACCGACGCCGAAAATGCTGTAAGATTTTATTTGAAACTTCCAGAAGAAAAGTTTAAGAATTATTTGTATTCAGAATTCCTGTTTTTTTCAGGGATGGTAGAAAATGAAAAATTGCAAAATGAAAAACTTTTATATAAGGCCGCGGCTTTCGGAGCTTTTCTTTCCGGCCATGGTGGTAAGAGTTCTCTCAGCAGTTATCTGAGGAAGCTAGGATTGGCTGAGGATGAATTTTTTTCTGCCGGACAAAAAAAGGCCATCGCAAAACGGGGCCTCGAAGTTGGTAAACGCGTCGCGGAGTTGTTTAAAAAATGAGAAAATTATTTGAACTAGTTGGGGAAATATCAGTAAATGGCCTGGCAGGGGTGCAGCAAGGCTTGCAAAACCTTGAGTTGCAAATGTCAAAAGCCGACAAAGCCTTTGCCAAGTTTGCTCGACAAACGGAAAAAATAGGCACCACACTTTCAAAGACCATTACGTTACCCATTGCAGCTGTAAGTACGGCAATAGCTGCCGCGACTGTTAAGACCGGGCAATACGCCGATAAAATACTTGATTTAAATCAAATAACTGGGCTATCAACGGATGCGTTGCAAGAGTATGAGAATGTAGCACGGGAGGCCGGGGTAAATTTTGATGGTTTTGTAGGCACTATAACCAAGCTGTCAAATTCTCTTCCGGAAATTATAAAAGGTACAGGCCCCGCCGCGAATGCTTTGGAAAAACTAGGAGTAAATATAAAGGACTCAACGGGGCATGTAGAAAAAATGGACAATTTGTTCCCCAAAATTCTTGATAAATTGCGGTCCGTTGAAAATATAACAGAGCGTAACGCCCTGGCACAGGATATTTTTGGCAAGTCCTTGACGGACCTGGCCCCCGTTCTTGGTATGACTTCAGAAGAAATGGATCGTGCGCGGAAAAATGCGCATGATTTAGGGCTTGTAATGTCAGGTGATTCTCTCGCTGCAGCGAACGAATTCAGAAAAAAAGTTGAGCAGTTGAAGGGACAGTTCGATGCTTTTGTTAGGAGTATTGGCTCTGAATTTATACCATTACTGGAAGAGCTTATTCCCATAATACAGTCAAAAGTGGTTCCAGCAATAAAGGAATTTATATCCAGAATTTCCGACACCGTAAAATGGTTCCTGGGTCTGGATAGTACAACAAAGAAAATCATTGCAGGTTTCGGCGCATTCGTGGTCGTGGCTGGCCCAGCCATTTTGATGACGGGTAAAATAATTACTGTCTTCCGATCGCTAGTTGCAACTGTTACCCTTGCACGTACGGCCATACTTGGATTGACAGCTGCGATGGCAACCAACCCGTTCACGGCCGTCATCGTTGGGGCAGGGCTCCTTATAACGTCCTTGCTGGGGGTAAAAACAGCATTTGATTTGGCTCGTGAGGCCCGTGATAAATATGATGATAAGCAAGCAGATTCCGAATCCGAAAAGAAAATGTTGGAATTCCGACAAAGCATGGATTTGCTGGCTGATAAAATGGTGCAATACCAAACTGATGTCAATGATTCTATAGAATCCAATAAACTTTTTGGTAACGATATAGAAGAATTATCCAAAAAAGCAAATGCCCTCGGATGGGTGGTTGAGGGTAGCTTGTCCGAACGGTTCCGGACTCTTACACAAATCCTGGCTGGTAATACCAGCGAGCTCGAAATTTATGACGCAAGGGTCGAAGCTCTCAAGAGGAAAATGGCAGGCATGGGTACTGGCGGTGGCACGAGCACGGAAGCAGAGAAGAAGGCCAGGGAAGAGCTGGCACAGACCTGGAAGACCCAGGCCATGGAAATTGGTAAAACTGAACTGGAGCTCAATGAACTAAGACGGAATATGGATTTGGAAAAGGCGCGGAGCACAAAGGCCACGGCCGAGACAATTGATAACATCAACAAGTTTTATGATGCAAAAAAAGATGAACTTATAGAAAAGGAAATGGAGAAGATTGTAGAGAATGCAGAAACAACGGTGGATATAGAAAAGGACAAAAAAGAGAAGATAAGTGAAATTGAAAAATATTATGCGGATGCGGTTTTTGAACAATCCAACTCTCGAATTAGCATTCTGGAAAAAGAGAAGGAAGAGGCCATCAGGTTAGCAAAAGAAAAAGGTGCTGAGACTGCAAACATAGAAATCTATTATGATAAATTAATTGCCGAGGCCAAAGCCGAGGCCCAAAAAGAAAAGGCCATGAAATTTTTGGATGATATGGCCATGGTGGGAGGTCAAATTGAGGCCATATGGTCTCAGGCCTACCAAAACAACAGCATTGCTCTTGACAATTGGTACGCCAAAGAAAAAAGCAACATAGAATCTTCCATCACGAATCAGGAAGAACGCGAAAAGAGAATGGAGCAATTGGATGTAGAATATGATAAAAAATTAAAAAAGTTAAAGCATGATCAGGCAGTGAAGGAAAAAACATTTGCGATATTTTCTTCCATAATTAATACAGCCGCGGCAGTTGTTAAGTCACTACCTAACATTGCCCTATCTACTTTTGTGGGTGCCTTGGGGGCCATAGAAACGGGATTAATAGCAGCCCAGCCAATCCCTTTCGGGCGGGGCGGTTTGGTAAAACGGAAAGAAAATGGCATACAGGCCGTGGTTGGAGAAGGCAGTGAAAATGAATTGGTTTTGCCCATGGAGACCGGGACTGAGATTTTGGCAAAAAATCTTATGCACGAATTTTGGGAGTCATCTAATCAGGGCACAACTGTTACTCAACGTGATATACATATACATGTGGGGACCATGATAGCCGACGAGGGAGGATTAAAGGAGCTAAACAGACGGCTATCAAAATATCAAATTATGGAGGCAACAAGATTGGGGGCGATATGAAGGATGGGGATATATATCTTGGGATTGATGGATCGTACTCCCTATTGCCAGCGTTTGGCCGTAGATATACAGTTACCCCGACCATCCTTGCCAGAGAAGAAAGGACGGCAAGTGGACGGCTTGTACGTGATATAATAGCGACTAAAAATCGTTTTTCTTTAAATTACAGTTTGATTGATGGTACCAACCTGGATATTCTGCAAAATTTTTATTGCGCTGATTCAACATTAAGTTTGAGGGTATATAATGACACAACTTACAATCAGTACACAGTACTGATGCAGCCCATTGAAAAAGAAAGAGTCGTTTTGGGGGGATCCGGCGGACTATGGTCCGGCATAAAAGTTATACTGGATGAGGTTTAAGAATGATAAATTCAGGTTATGAATTCTATAACACAGCTATAGAAGCTGTTACTCGAAAATTCCACCCTTCTGTTTATGTAACATGGTCACAGGGAACCATTGACAAATCCATAGAAACAACAGCTACCAGCGAAAACAGGATTTCTTATTTGTCACAGACTTATGATGGTAAGCTTCGTGTAAACCAACATAATGGTCTATGTACAAGCTGGGCCCATTTGGATGGTACAACGGCATGCGATATGTTATTTTATCCGGCCCCCGCTCCCGGCGAAATTAATCGATTTGAATTTGGATGGTGGTCTGATGCAACTTGTGATGGAAATGGGGTTTTCAATCCACCACAACAATTAAGCATTTCATTTAATCAACGGCCAATAAATTTTTTAACAATATCTTTTTATTATCATCAATGGATTAGAGAAATTGAATTAGGCAACTATAATGGAGAGCTGGAATATGCTACTGACTACGATGTATTTGTTTTTAACGGTGACTCAACTGAATTTTACGGCAATTATGCATCAACCCACGAGTTTTTTGATGATGTAGATTTTATTCCAAACATAAACGTTGATGCTGTCGATAGGATTTTATTGTCCATAAACAAATGGAGCAAACCACATAGCACCGCAAAAATACTCGAATTTTACAATTCTTATAAATCAAGTTTTTTTGGTGATGCTGTTAAAAGTATTGATTTATTAGAAGAGACGGAAATAAAGGGGTCAAACCCTATCGGTAATATTTCCTGCAATGAACTTTCTTTATCCCTTCAAAACATAAATGTTCCGAGATTTTTTTATTTTAATGAGGACCAGTCCTGGGAACCCTCCATTGATGATCCTTTTGTTTATGGCAATACTGACAGTCCTTTTAATAATGTCTTGCTTAAAAATAGAATTATAGAACCATATATTGCTTTGGAAGATCCAACAAAAACTTATAAAATTATAATAGGAATTCCCCTGGGAAAGTTCTGGTCCGGAGACTGGGACTCAAAGGAGCAAGGAACGGTTGTAACAACAACTGCCAGGGACAGGATGGAATTTTTTAGATTGTCAACGTTTAAAAAATCTTTGATTTATAAAAATTATACCATTGCCGATCTTGCTGAAATTTTATGCGAACAGGCCATTGATGATATACCGGTTATGTTGGATTTGGTTTACGAAATAGATCCAGCATTGAATAACTATACTATCTCAAATGCGTATTTCAAGAGGGTATCTTATTTTGAATGTTTCAAAAATTTGATGGAAGCTTGTATGGGATTTTGTTATATGTCACGTAATGATGTTCTGATTTTTAGAGGGCCGGAATGAACAATGCAGATGTAATAAACCTTATAAAGCAATACAAAAGAAATATGATATGGCGGATTTATTTATAACACCTGATAATTATTTTGATAAAAACATCCCGTCCAGAACGGACCAGCTTTATAATTCCGTTCTGGTAAATACACAGCCTATTGTTGCGGATACATCGAGATCTATAGTTTACAGCTCAAATAACATAACTGTCCCGGTCTCCGGATTGGTATATGAATGCATATACAATTCAATTCCGGCTGAGGACGCAACTGCAAGTGTAACAGAGGGAGGGGCAAACATATCTATCAGTGACGCGACCTACTATGCCTGTAACGCACTACTTACATTATCCAATAATGATTCTGTTGAGCATATATGTAAAATTGAAATAAGCGGGTTGAAATATACGGTACAGGGGGAAGACACAATCATATCAAGAGACACAAAATCAATAACTAATTATGGTATTCAGGAATATTCTTATCCCGTCAACCATTTAATTCAAGACACAACTATGGCACAAAAAATTGCAGATACACTTGTTGGGTCTTATAAGAATATACGGAAAGATATTATTCTTTCATGGCGAGGAAACCCGGCCCTGGAATTGCGCGATACGATTGCGATAAAAATCTACGAAAAAAAAGATGCGACCGCCGAATTTCGTGTATATAAAAACCAAATTACTTTTGATGGAGCATTAAAAGAAACAACGGAAGGAAGGCTGTTATGAGCTGGATTACTCCAAAAACAGATTGGGCGGCTAGTCAAGTCATAGGAAGTGCTGATTTTAATCGCATTGAGGGTAATATAGAGTATCTATATAACCAGGGGTGGATATTGACTGACAGCAGTTCTTTTAAAGCAATTTTTAAAAGGGATGGATATAGTGATCAGACTCTTAACATCTATTATGATGTAATTAACAACAATAACGTTACTCTACATTTTACTGATCTGACTGATATGACAACAGGGGTTTTAAAAGTTGCTGAGAGTACACCAGTCCCCGCCTCAATTCGACCCCACCAAAATAAATTTCTCCCAGTGCTGATAGCGCGGGACCTGGAGAACGTATACAACTACCAAATGGCAATCTTGACAAACGGAAGCCTGTATTACAACGCTTGTTTCTATGCCTCGTCGGATGACGCGGGCAGCGCACAAGACTTGATAGGAGCCACGGTTCAATACCATATTTCATAGGATAAAAAATGGGAAATCTTGCTGGTACTGTAGTGGATATCATTAAGCAATACAACCGCGGTAATACTGCTAATGCCGGTTCTTCTACTGGCATTCAAGGATCTACTGGCATTCAGGGCCTCCAGGGCCCTACTGGCATTCAAGGAACGACAGGCATACAGGGCCTCACGGGGTTCTATGGACAAACGGGCATACAAGGACAAACCGGGGTTGGTATAGGTGTCGTGCAGCAGTACCAGGTGGTATATGGATCGTCGGACAACACCGCCACAACGTCTAGTTCATTTACATTTAATGATACCCCGAATACGGCAGGATTAATGAAAATTGGCACCCTCTATGCCGAAGGGTTCCGCGCATTTGTTTCCCGTGGCCGTGCCCTTATAATGGGTGAAAATATAAACGGCGGGATCGGTGATGGTGGGGGCGGTTTTTGGCTGTCGGATGCGGACACGTCAATGTCGCCCTCTGCGTTTATCGGGCGGGGCAACATGGCGGAAAGGCACGTTGGAATATATACCAACAGCGCCGGGTGGGGATTGACATTTAAGGACGGCACGAATGCACCATTTCTAGGGGCATTTTCAGGCGGGTCAACGGGCATACTCGGATACGACACGGATGGCCGTGTTGTATCGGCAACAGTAACGGGTGGGGCTGGACAAACTGGCATACAGGGCGTGACAGGTCTGGGGATCACGGGACAAACTGGTATGCAGGGAGTAACAGGCCTTTATGTCCAGGGACAAACGGGCATACGTGGAGTGACAGGCCTTTATGTCCAGGGACAAACTGGCATTCAGGGCTTGACAGGCCTTTATGTCCA